TTCGCGAACACCCAGACCTGAGTAACGACTGGTTTCATAGTAGCCGAGAGAAAAGACCCAAAAATGTAACAGAAACCAAAACAGTACACTTCAGAGCTGCAATTTGCGAACCTACGTCTCCCCCACGTGGGAGGAGTTCGGTTACTAAACTCTGAAGCTTCTCCGGTTCTCTAACTCCGGATCTGCTCGGTCCCACGCTAAGGATATCCTAGGGCGCGTGCCACACGCAACATCACGACTGATGCCGGGTGTGGCACGCGCCCTAGGTCCTTAGCGAGGTCCTGGGTCACACACACACACACACAAACATTCACATGTCGTCGTTGCCGGTCATACAACCACCTCTTCACGCTGGTAGCAGGTGAATTGGCGGAGGTCCCACCAGGAAGAAAAACGAGAGATCGTCTCCTCCACTGATGTAAAGTTCCATGTCAGTTTCAACGTCCGTCAGGGTAGACGTGGTGGTACCATTGTCGAGCTCCGCAGTCGGGGTACCGTAGTCGTTCACCTCCACTCCCGGGATTACTCCCGAGAATTTGAGGGGTCCGAGCACACGAGCGCGGAGGCGAGAATAGAAGGGTATTGTCAGTTCCAGCAGGTTGTTAAGCTTGCCGTCCAGGAACACAGTCGGCTTTTGGGCCGGTGAGATTCTGGAAAATGACTGAGGATCTCTCGCGTTGGTCCTCACAAGCGCCGCTTTCACGCCGCCACCCTGTGCACACCTATTAATCTTCACCCTTGAGGATCCCGTGTACATGCGGTACAGGCACGAAACCTGATACATACATGTGTCATAGAACCCTGTGTAGGCTGGAGCATTGCTAGGTGCCGCCACACGACCCCTCGCATCAAGCCAACTCTGCATCGGCGAGAATCGAAGGGTGGAGCCTGGTTTGGCAGTAGCCCAGAGCTCATTGCGTTTGATGAGCGCACGCAGCGACTTCGAGTATTCACCCGTCGTCGAAGGGCACACATCATCTGACTTGACAGCCATCACAATGTCTCCGGGGTCCTGCACACAGTCCCCACGTTCCTCGAGACTCTCACCGCGCATGGGCAAGGCGTCAGGATCGTCGGCGTATCCAACTCTGAACTGTTGCATCGGGAAACCGAGTTCGAAGTCACTTCCTCCAGAGAGCATGATCACGAAAGTCACATTCTGCTCCACTGTCTCCGGGGCGACAAGCTCATTGAGGGCGTAGAACGACAGGAAACCTGTCGTCGTTGAGCCATCAAAGAGCGAGCCGTCCTCAAAGCTAGTGGGCCGAGTGTTCTTCCACGGTTCGTTGCTCACATAGGGGATGCGCACTCGCCACCGGCTCCCGGTGTCCAGTCCGTCCGCTGGATTCAGATCGCACACCTTCGTGTAGTTGGTGGACAGCTGTTGGCCAAGTGTTGCTGGAACCTCATCCGGGTGGATGATCTCCGGCTGGAACACCGCCACAAACCGGCCGCTATGGAAAGCGGTCTTTGCACACCACACATCAAAGATGAGCTCGCCACGCCAATACTGATACATGAGACTCATATATCCGAGGGATCCCTGGAACCAGGTCTCCCCCTCAGTATCATCCATGAGATTCGGCTGCACCGGAGTTACCGGTAGCGAAAATAGCAGCTTGCCACTAACGAAGTCAGTGGCAGACGCCAGGTATCTCTGCACCATATTTGGCTGCTTGGCCACGAAGGCGATCGCCATCTCGTCTTCACGAGCTGGAATCACTCCCGTGTCAAGCAGACAATTATCGGGGATCATACCTAGCGCGATACTGTGGTCCTTGCCCTCGCCGTGAAGAAGAGAGTAGCCGGGACGCTGGAGCACGTCAGTCGCAATCACTGCATGAATGGGTTTAGACCATCCAAACAGCGACGCCACTTTGTGCACTCCTCGCGCCACCCAGCCCACTGTCTTAGCAATACCCCCGATCACGGGGATATCCTCCACCACGTCGGCAATCTTGCCCACAGTATCTGCTATTTTCGTCACCGGGCCCGTTGCATTCGGCTCGTCACCGGTGTCCGCTTCACCAATCATCTGTTTACGCTTCCTGCGCCTCTCCTGGAGTAGTGAAATCTCTCGCTCTATCGCCTTCTGACGGTAGGGCGCGAGACTTCCCACTCCACAGGGCACTTTCACGTCCACATTCTTGAGTGAAGCGAACACGCTAGCGACAGCCCTCTCCGCTGAGGTAGGTCCACCTAGTCGCACAACACAATACACACGCAATGCGCCCAGTTCCCCAAGGGGGTCCTGGGTCAGATCTAGATAATCACGCTCGTTCAGATACGGAAGAGTCATCTTAGCACTGTTCTCCACGGCCAGGTTAACAAACTTGTGAGGAAAAGAAGTGAGCTGAGCAAAGCCTTGCGGGCCCGTGCTCCTGAGCTTGTTCGTCTCGTTTTCAAGAGGAGTGTAGGCGATCATGTAGATCCCCTGCTGGAAAGGGTTCGTGTTGAACTTGATTTCCACCTCTATATCGCACCGGAGGTACTTGAAGTTCGACAGCTTGTCCACGATGGGGGCTGCGTCCGACAGGATATCCGATGGGAACGAGTACGACTTCAGCTCTGAGCTCACTCCTGCGTCATACAACGCATACCTGTAAGTCGGCCCGATCGGGATGTCAGCGCTAGAGATCTCAAACGTATCTATCCGCACCGGCCGCTGAATAATATCCAGCAGCTGGTGGTTGGTCAGATCATTCAGTGCCATAGCCTTAGCCTGGTCCGCCATGGGCGGACCCTCGGCGGGGGCCTGCACGTCCGTCATCAGCTTTCCTCTCACATCATCCACATATGGTTCTTGGTTCAGGGGGTTAGCAACACTGTATACAACGCAGGGGCCGTGTTAAGGCCACAAGCGAGGTTGGAATGGGACTATATGTATGGGCGCCCACCGCTAAATAACGGCATCCCTCGACTATAAAGCTACAGCACAAAAATGAGATTCTCCACCTCTCACTCCTGCGATCACGCAGCTCTAGATTTGGCCCCTGTCGGAGGCCAGGACCTGCTCCCAGTAGTCGAAACCGGAAAGGTCCGCAGACAGCCCAGCGCGGGCCAGCGCTTCACGGAACTGAGGCATGTACTCATCGAATACGTCCCGTCCGTGAAGCGCTAGCTCTCGCTGGATCGTCTCCACGTTGAGCACCGTCGCCTGACGACGCTCCGCTCCTCTCACCCAGTTAGGGATGTCGAGGATGGTGTTCAGATCCATCGGTGCCACGTGGCACCTCCACTCGTCGTCGTACACGAACTTCCTTTTCAGAAAGCTAATGTCGGCGAGTCTCCTCGTCTTCACCGTAATGCCGCTCTTTGCCTCGTCCGTGTAGGTGTACCCGTACTTGGCCATGGCTTCCGTGACAGTCTCCTGGTTGAACCAGGGGGCCACCTCGTCGCTCACGTTAGCGGCATTGTCATCTCCATAGGAGATAAACGCTACATGCTTCCTGAAAGCAGGGATTTCTCCCCACTTCAGGCCAGCCTGCAGGGCGCACGTGTAGTACGCCTGTCGAATCGCCGTTCCGTTGGTCAGGCAATTCCAGATCACTGTTCCAGGGTGACCACTCGGATGACTGTGAGTCTGCCGAATGATCTCTCCATCCACTATCACATCCGCGTTGTACACATGCATAGCCAGGATACGACGAATCCGAGCGTTCTCGGGTCCATCGTTGTACCACTCATTGATCTTCTCCACGAACATAGCCTGTCCGTCGGATGGGACGCTACCGTCAAAGTTACTGAAGTCGCCAGCGAACACTTTCGTGCCCTTGGACTGCAGTCTCCTCGCCAGTTTGTCCCACTCGATGGAATAGGGGTTGATCCCCACACTCATCTCRTTGTCGATCCTRTTCTCACTACGCATRCAGTGGTCCACGAAACTACCGAARTACTTGCGGAACACTATCACATAGTGGATGGGGGCCGACTCAAACACACGCGTCTTGCCTATGTCCACTTTCGCACATTCACGCCGCTCATCCTTGAGTTGGGCCGTGAACACCACGTCGCCACGCTCATTGCGTCGAGCATGGTCCTCGAGCTTGTCGCACTCCTCTCGGAGTTCGGCATTATCGAGAACCCACTCATCGCCTGAGCCCAGCCACTTGGTCTTCCCGGGCATCGAGGTGGTCATGGACCATGGATAGCCAGCACTAGTCTGGCGATTCACGGGCCCGAGCATCTCGAATCCATCTCCAGTGATGGCCTCCTCATACGTCAGCACACGCGGACTTCCCTTGTTCTTCTGCAGAACTTGGAAGTAGTCATCCACAGCCACACGGGTAATCAGATCGTTCATCGGAGTCTGCTTGTTCAGCACCTTCTTCAGACCTTTCTTCATGGGATCAATCATGACCCCGTCCGCTCCTCGGAACGGACCCAGCCGTGCGGGCTTCGTCGTCGTCGTGTACACCTCATTCTGGATGAGGCTCGGAGACAGCTTCGTCTTAGTTGGTCTAGACGAACAGGGTGCCTTACCCATGCCAATGCAGTCGCCCTCCAGGAGGAGGTCCACCACGTCGTCACGGATCTCAACACTTGCTTCTCCGTACGGCACTCGCGCATTCACCAGTGCGTCATCCTTGAGGCCATGCTTCTCAGCATGTTCTCTCAGACTCCGCTCCAGGAACTCACGAGATGTACACACAGCGAACCCACGCGAACCGTTTCCGGCCACGTGGATCCCCACGAACTTCGACACGAAGCAAGCGTTGTCCACGCTCACCAGAGCGCCACACATTCCCGGACGGGTGTCCAGGAAGTACTCCATCATGTCATTTGTCGTCACAACCTTCTCCGCTTCCAGCACGTTCCCGTCCAGGTCCGTCCGTTCAGCCGTCACATACGACTCCGTCGTCACACGTCCATACTCCTTGGTGAACTCCTCACCAAAGATGAGATTCGCCTGAGCCACAGGTCCCGTCACCGGGAATCTGCGGATCGTACTGAGCACCAGAGTGCCCTCACACAGATCTCCATATCGCGAAGCTTCAGCGAAGTTCTTCACGATCTGGGGTCTGGCAGTCACCACGTTTGGAAACGTGACGAGCGCCAGATCCACAGGTCGTTCAGACTGCTTGTTCAGCTTCGTGATCTTCAACTGCTTCATCGGGATCGTCACGTTTGCGACGCGCTGAGCCGGGTTGTAGAGGGTCACCGACTCAGCATCCACGGGGAAGCAGTGAGCCACAGCCAGCATGGTCCTCCCTGTCAGGAAGAGACCAGTCGAACACACACCAGGTCCACCTTCGCGGTGAACCTGCAGGTACACAGAATTGCGCATCATGGCCGCAGTGGCCTGCTGCGCACGCACTTCACAGCCTTCACCGAACACCTGAGATTCAACCTTATCGTCCTCGTCAATCGTCACCAGGCCGCACCGACGCTCGATCTTCACAGTCTCCTGCTGACCGATCATCTGCTCGTCTTCTCCACGAGCTGCTCTCGCACGTCGTCTGGTTTTGGCGTCTCCTGAGGTAAAGGCTTCGGCTTTCACCGCTTTCCTCCGCCTCAGAGACCTCGCATCACCAGACGCGAACTCACCTCGAGCTTCCTTCCGACGGCGGGCCGTCTTCTTGTCACCCGAGGCGAACTCAGCCAGCATGTCCACAGCATCCTTCTCTTGCGAGAGGTACCTATGGAGTCCGTAGGCCACGAGAGCGCCCATGGCCGAACAGGCGGCCAGCACAGCCGTCATCTGCGGGTTCTCTTCAGCCTTCTTCTGCACTCGTCCACACATAGCTCCGAAACATTCCATCAGGAAGTCCCAGAGCTTACACGCCTTCTCAGCAGCAGCAGACAGGACTCGACCAGCACACGCTTTCACTCGCTCAAACGCATACTCCATGTAATCCAGGGCTTCGATGGTGTACTTAGTCACCAGGGCTTTCACGTCGGTCTTGCGCTCCGTCACTGTTTCCAGAAACGTAGCAGCACCACCGAACGCGTTAGCCTTGAGACGTTCGCATCCATCTCGCACCTTCTCTGGCAGATCCAGAGTCCTATCTTCACACTCTTGCAGCACTTTCTCGACACGCACAGCATCCAACTGCTTCATGTAGTCCTCGTAGAACTCCGCATCCTCGAGGCTCGTAGCCTCACACGTCACGCCAGTCGCCTTACACATCTCCTCGTGCATCGTAGATCCTTTACTGAGATTCCGTTTCACATCATTCAGGTACACAGCATAAAACTCATCGAACGTATACTCCTTCACGAACTGTCCGTCCATGTCGTACTCTATGATCACGTAGTGATCAGTCGAGTACCTCGTTCCAGTCTGCTCCAAGTGCTCCGTTGCCTTCTTCTCGTCGAACCGGTAGTAGGGGTTGTTGCTGTCGGTCAGAATACCGTACTCGGGCTTAATGGTCACTTCCAGGAAGCGATCAAAACGCCTAAGCACGGCAGTCTTGTCCGTCAGCGACTTGAAGTGGGGGAGCTTCGTGTTCGTCGTACAGATGATCACGGAGCTCTCGAAGAACGTCGCACTCTTGTCCTTGATGTCACTCATGTGCAGCTGGTAGGGGTTCGTATTGACAGCATAGATGATCTCGAGTCCTTCCGGGTTAGGGTTGGACGCGCTATCCACTTTCTGTCCGAAGTCGTCATACGTCACGATAGGCTGCTTCCGGTATCCGTCCCAGAACTCCGTCTCGACCTTACGATCGAAGGAGCATCCGTCAATACCAGGCACAGTCTTACAAAACACATCACCATACAGCTTGTACTTCAGCATCTGCACGAACATCGACTTACCTACGCCAGATCTACCGTAGACCAGGGTGCAGTGTGGCGCAGTCCGCGACTTGCACGAGATAGCAGGGCTCTCTCGTGCAGCCGCGGTCTGCGTCATACACATCCTAATCGCTTCGGTCATCAGCGAACGCATCACTGCGTTGCTGGTTCGCGTTGCTTCAGCCTGCAGAGTCTTCAACTCATTATCCACGAGGTTGATCTGGACAGCCAGATCCTTATAGCGGTTGATCGGTCCCAGGGGGATCCCTGAGATGACCTTCGCTAGCGCAGCAGCCTGCGCATACCTCGGATACTTCGTCTTAGACTCGTACTCTTCCACCGACAGGCCGTAGCGCAGTCGGTAGTAGGTGGCCTTCAGCTGGTCAAAGCAGTTGGCCATCAGCTTCTGTGTTCCCTCGATACCTTTCTGGAGCTTGGAGAGCTCCGTTAGGTGGCGCGTGATCACGCGCAGAGGGTCCGTCACATTGCCGATGGTCATCTCCATGGCCGTTGCAATCACACCAGTAATCGCACTCAGAATCCTGAAGGGGTTCAGAGTGAGGCTCTCACCACACATTCGCTCACCGATGTTCGTCACAGTCTCATACGTTCCTTTCACATACTCGCACACATACTCGACCACTGTAGAGAGGTGGTCGCGAGACACGCCGAGACAGCGCGTCAGCAGGGTCACAGCAGTCAGCGCGCTAGTCGCGCTCATCGTCGTCACAGCACTATAGAGATTCATCAGTCCTAGACACACATCAATCACAGACACTTCACACACGGAGGCAGCCATCTTGCTTATGGAATCCATAATACCGTTAAACTTCGCAGTCACGGCGTTAATGGACTCCACATCAAGAGCAGCTACCTTCTCCTGCGTCACCAACGCAGCAGCACTCACTTCTTCCATCATCACATGCGCCTTCGTCGCGGTGGTCCCATTGAAGAGATCACCGAAACCTTGGCCTCGCATCTCCTTGCCTTCGCGGCGCGCCTTCTTCATCAGCGTCTTCTTCTTCTCAGCTCGTCTGGCGTCACGCGCATAGCAGGAGGCACTGGCCTCCAACTTACGCTTCTCCATCTGAGCCTTGTTGAACTGACGCGTCAGAATACTGTTCGCCAGCTTCAGATCTTCCACAAGCTTCATGAGATTCTCTTGCTCTTCACCACTCGCACTCGTACACTTCCTTCGTGCAGTGGCTTCGTCACACTCGTCACTCTCGCCCATCATGGGCGCCTCTTCTGTCAGATCTTCGCACACAGCCTCGCTAGCTGCGTGCCACTCGGCATCAATGCACTCTCCAAGAGAGTACCAATGCCCATCGTCACAGCCAACAGACACAAACAGCCGCTCCGGGTCCAGGTAGGCGCCCGGCCAGCGGCGATCCATCCACGTGAG